AGAAGTTTCATTTAAAACTGATGAGACTGCTGACAATTCTTACGGCACTAAGATAGGTGCTAAATATTCATTCTAATGGCACACCAATCCACTGACGGAAGGGCGCACTTGACGTCCTTCTCACCGGACCCTGTTGATACTAGCCCTAGTGATCAACAACCTCCCGGTGTAGATAAGAAGAAAGAAGAGGTTGACTACAACTCTCTCGAGGAAGCACTTACAGGTGATTCGTAAAATTAATGAACTATGGATAGTAGTATTCTTACTGCTATCCGTTTTCCTCTATATAGAATGGTCGCATGTCCTTTATCATGCAAGGGAAGAAACACCTCAGTGTAGGACTTCTTCCTAATTGGCATCAGCCCTCCAAGGAGGATACCTTTTGCCGTCTAGACGGTGGGAAAGACCACAAAATTGATCAAACAATTACGCGTAAGAAAGATAAACATACATTTTTTATTCCATATTAATGGCACATCAAACTACCAGTGGCTCTAACACAGCCCTGTTAACGGGACCGGGTGCTGATAATGGTGTTATCACCGCAGCAGGTGGAAATACCGCAACAGCAAACCGAAGAGCCCTTTACCTGAAATTGTTTTCAGGAGAAATGTTCAAGGGATTCCAGCGTAATACAATCGCTAGAGATCTTGTAACTAAGCGTACCCTAAAGAACGGTAAATCTTTACAGTTCATCTACACGGGTCGCACCACAGCTGAGTACCATACTCCGGGAAATTCCATACTAGGTAATAGTGATGGAGCACCTCCAGTAGCAGAGAAGACCATCACTTGTGATGACCTCTTAATCTCTAGTGCTTTCGTTTATGAATTAGATGAAACACTTGCGCATTATGACCTACGTGGGGAGATTTCCAAGAAGATTGGTTATGCTCTAGCTGAAAATTATGATAGAAAGATCTTCCGCGCAATCTCTAAGGCTGCACGTAAAGCATCTCCTATCACTAAGGCTAACTACCTAGAACCGGGCGGAACACAAATCCGTGTTGGTACTGCTGCTCAACTTTCTGATGCTTATAATTCAGCAAACTTGATCAATGCATTCTATGATGCAGCGGCAGCTCTAGATGAGAAAGGAGTTAGTTCTGAAGGTCGTGTAGGTGTCTTAAACCCAAGACAATACTATGAACTTATCCAAGCGGTAGGTACTAATGGTCTTGTTAATAGAGACGTACAGGGCGGAGCATTACAGTCAGGTAACGGCATCATTGAAATTGCAGGTATCAAAATCTTCAAGTCAATGAACATTCCTTTCTTCGGAAAGCATGGTACTATTTATGGTACAACTGCTGGTACTACAGACGCTAACGTAGCTTCTCCGGGTAATGTAGGTTCATTCGTTGGCGATGCCATGGTAGATGAGCACAACACTACTGAGAATGACTATGGTCAGGCTGCTAAGTTTGCTAATACTTGTGGACTTATCTTCCAGAAGGAAGCCGCAGGTGTTGTAGAAGCTATCGGACCACAGGTTCAGGTAACTTCTGGGGACGTTTCTGTGATTTATCAGGGTGACGTGATTTTAGGAAGGCTCGCAATGGGGGCTGACTATCTAAACCCAGCTGCTGCAGTAGAATTGTTCGCAGGAACAGCTACAGCTCCAGCCGCATTCGGGTAATATATTTTTTTTAACCAACATACATGGGAGTCTTCGGGCTCCCTTTTTTTTTATTTATGGCTTCCACAACTATTGATACCGATACAGAACTATCCGCAGTTAACTCAATACTGGGAGCTATCGGTCAGTCACCCATATCAGTTCTTAAAGATCCTACTACAGGGGTAGTAACAAACGAAAACCCTGAGATATCATTCATCTATAATTTACTTAGAGATTCTAATGTTGACGTACAATCGGAAGGTTGGCACTTTAATACAGAGAAACATAAAGAGTATAACCCAGACGCTAACGATCAGATAGTGATAGGCAGTGACGTTATTAAAATGGACGTTGCTGATGGATGGTCACACAGACAATATGATGTAGTAAAAAGAGATGGATTCTTATACGACAAGTATGACCATACAAATCTATGGCCAGATGTAGCTAAGTTGTATTTAGATATAACTATGCTTATTCCATTTGAATCTATACCACTAGTATTCCAGAGATACATAACATACAGAGCATCTCGTATGGCTGCAACACAACTAGTAGCTAACCCTCAACTAGTTCAATTACTTCAGCAGCAAGAGACATTAGCACGAGCTGCTGTAATGGAATATGAATGTAACCAAGGTAATCACTCTATGATGGGATTCCCTGAGGATACAGTTTATAGTACATATCAACCTTGGAGAGGATTAGTACGTTAATGGCAAGTATCACACAGACCATACCTAATTATCAGGGTGGCATATCACAACAGCCTGACCAGATGAAATTTCCAGGACAGGTGAAGAATATTATAAATGGTATACCTGATGTTACTTACGGTTTATATAAGAGACCCGGTGGTGAAAGAGCAGGTGTAACTAAATTAGCTAATAGACAAGCAGGTGGAGCATGGTTCCACTACTACAGAGATGAGGCAGAGGGATCTTATATAGGACAAGTAGCAGCTAATGGTCAAGTAAGAGTTTGGAAAGCTTCTGGAGACAATCCCGGTGCTGAACAGACTGTAACTTATGGTACTGGTGGACAGACTGCTATAACAAACTACCTAACTTCTACTAGTGGTGAGAATATACAGACCCTAACTATTAATGATACTACTTTTATTAATAACAGAATTAAAACTATTAGTACTACAGGTGCTACAGACAGCTATCAAGATGCTTACTTTGCATTTATAGAATTACTAAGAACTGAGAATGGTAGGCAGTATGCTTTAAATGTTTATAATGGAGAAACTACTACTACTATACCTAGAGCTACTAGAGTTAAAATTGCAAGTGATACCTTAGATGAAGGAGCAGGTACTGCAACTTGTCCGGGTATTGTAACTCAAGTATTCAGTGTTAATGAAGGTAATGGTACTGGAGTAGGTAATGATAATGGTAAGAACTTAATCTTTAAAATCACTACACTAGGTCAGCAAGGCAGGCGTAACACTTCAGATGATACTCCAGATGGTTCTGATTATGCATGTTCATATAATAGACAGCTGACATTATTACATGGTGGAGAAGGATATGATACTGGAGATCAGGTAACAGTTACTGCAGACCAAGCACAGACTGATTATAACTATACCATAGAAGTTACAGATCATGAGTCTGTACCTATTAAAGCTGATATCAAAGCTGTTAGACCTGCACCAACACCATTCGATGCTGATACAGCTGTAACAGTTGACACTATACTAGGAAGTCTAGTAAATGAACTCAGTAATACTTCTGTATCTACTACTATTGTAGGTAATGGTATCTATTTATCTAGTAGCAGTGCTTTCCAAGTTGAGGTTGTAGACCAAGACTTAATGAGAGTCATGCAGAAAGAAGTTAACGATGTTACTAAGCTACCTGCACAGTGTAAGGATGGCTACATTGTTAAGATATCTAACACCAGAATGTCAGATGAGGATGACTACTATGTAAAGTTTGAGGGTACTAATGGTAAAGATGGACCCGGCTCATGGGTAGAGTGTCCAGCACCCGGTATAGTAAAAGGCTTTGATGCTGGTACTATGCCTGTTGTAGTACAAAGGACATCGCTAGCCAATGGTGGTACATCAACTGAGATAGCTACATTCACTGTTAAACAGTTTGAGTATGCTGAACGTGACGTAGGAGATGATGTAACAAATCAAGCTCCTTCATTCTGTGGAACAAAGAACACTGCTGATCCTCCTGTATACTCACAAGATAGGACTATAAACAAAGTACTATTCTTTAGGAACAGACTAGCATTCTTATCAGGTAGTAGCGTTATATTATGTCAACCTAATACCGTAGCTAAGCCTAATTTCTGGGGTGCTACAGCTCTAACAGTTAGTGCTATAGACCCTATAGATATAGAGTGTAGTTCTACATTCCCTTCAGATTTATTTGATGGGATAGAAGTGACTACAGGCTTACTCTGTTTCAGTACTAACCAGCAATTCTTACTATCTTCTGATGATACTGTATTGAATCCTGATACTGCTAAGTTAAGATCAGTATCTATGTTTAACTATAATGAAGTTATACCTCCTATCTCATTAGGTCAGACTATAGGATGGGTAGATAATTCAGGTAAGTATAGTAGATTTATGGAGAGTGCTAATATATTGAGAGAAGGAGAACCTACTGTATCAGATACAAGTAAAATTGTACCTAGTTTATTACCTAAAAGTATAGATTTATTCACCAATTCCAGGGAGAATAATCTTATATTCTTTGGTAAAACTGCTAGCAATGAAGTGATAGGATATAGATACTGGAATACACCTGACGGTAGACAGCAATCTGCATGGTTTAGATGGCAATTCAGAAACCCATTACTATACCATTTCTGTATAGATGATACATATTACTTCTTAGATGATGATGGTTTTCTTCAGAGTATCAACCTAATACAAGCTGATGCTGACCCTTCTATAGATCAAGATAGTGTTAACTACCTTCTTCATCTGGATAACCATACTACTATATCTGGTGGTGTATATAGTGCTACAACACAGCTCACTACCTTTACACATGGTACTGGTGGGTGTGTGTTCAACTGGCAATCAGATGTAGATACAGGTACTGGTACTAAGTTAGTACTTATTGATTCCGACGCAGG